CATCCAGCTCCGTGCGTACGGGACGCGGTTCGGCATGACGCCGTCGGACCGCGCTGCCCTGAGCATCGGGGAGGGCGCCGGCGATGCAGACGACGACCTCCTTACCGGTTGATCTCGACGCCCGCTGGCGGCCGGACGATCCGACGGGCCCGGCGTGCGGGTACACGTTCCGCCGGAAGACGTGTCTGAAGTCGGGGGCGCACTACTGCGAGCCGCGCGCCGACCGCGTGGTGATGTTCTTCGCTCGGATGCTGGTGCACATCAAGGGCAAACTGGCGCGGCGCCCGTTTATCCTCGAGGACTGGCAAGAGTGGGAGATCATCCGGCCGTTGTTCGGCGAGGTGATCTGGGACGACGAGAACGAGGCGTACGCCCGCCGGTACCGGATCGCATGGATTGTCGTCGCCCGCAAGAACGGCAAGTCCGAGCTGGCCGCGGGGATCATGCTGTACATGCTCGTCGGGGACGACGAGGACTCGGCCGAGGTGTACTGCGCGGCGAAGGACAAGGACCAGGCGAAGAAGGTGTTCGACCCGGCGAAGCGCATGGTGCAGCTGTCGGAGAAGCTGTCGAAGCGCTTGGGGTACAACAAAAACGAGAACTTGTTGTTCGACGAGCTGTCCGGTTCGCAGTACAAGGTCCTCACCTCGGATGCCGAGGGCGAGTTGGGCCACAACCCGCATGCGTTCAACCTGGACGAGGTGCTGTCCCAGCCGGACGGGTCGATGTGGGAAGCGATGACGACCGCGGCCGGCACCCGGCTGCAGGAGCTGATGCTCGCGACCACGACCGAGACCAACGACAACAGTTCGTTCGGCGCGGGCGCGATTGATGAGGCTGAGCGGGTCCAGGAGAACCCGGAGCGGGCGCCGCACATCTTCACGTTCATCCGGAAGCTGCCGCTCACCGACGAGCAGTTGGAGGCGATCCAGCGCACGTTCCCTGGGCACCCGCACCTGCCGGTCAGCACGGATCCGTGGGACGAGCGGAACTGGAAGTGGCCGAACCCGGCGCTGGACCAGTTCAAGTCGCGGGCCTCGATGCGGCGCCAGGCGCTGGACGCGAAGAACGACCCGACCAAGGAGAACGGGTTCAAGCAGTTCCAGGTGAACCAGCGGGTTGCGCAGGCTCACCGGTGGATGCCGATGTTGCTGTTCAACTCCAACGTCACCCACGACCTGTGGCTCAACCCGACGTACGGGCGGGACCGGCTGCTCGGCCGGCCAGCGTGGGGTGGTCTGGACCTGGCGGCGAAGTTCGACCTCACCGCGTGGTGCCTGCTGGTGCCGGACGACGCCGAGATGGTCCACGCTCTATGGCGGTTCTGGCTGCCGGAGTCCGCTGTCGAGGTGCTCGACAAGCACCACGAAGGCAAGTACTCGCAGTGGGCCAAGCAGGGGTGGATCCAGGTCACCGAAGGCGACGTCGTCGACTACGAGCGGATCTACGCCGACATCGAGCAGGACGGCCGAGACTTCGACCTGGTGGCGACGGACGCGGACCAGTGGTCATCGGCGCCGGTCATCCAGGAAGTCGAGAAGCGCCTCGGTGTGTGGGAGATCGACGCCTACCAGAACACCTACCAGCGCATGTCGCCCGGCATGACCGAGCTGATGGCGTTGGTGAAGCAGCAGCGGTTCCGGTGGCACGGCAACCCGATCGCGAAGGCCTGCTTCGACGCGGTCGAGGTTCGGAAATCCAAGATGAATCCAGAACTGATCCGGCCGGACAAGCCCGAGCGGGACAAGGCCGGCAAGCGGATAGACGCCGTGCCGACCGCCGCGATGGCCTGCAACGCGCTCACGCGGGCACCGCTGATCGACAGCCAGGACCGGAAGGTCGTCGTCTCGTCGCGGTAGGAGGTCGGGTGAAGCTCAGCGACCTCACGCCGGAGCAGTGGTACACGCGGTTGGACAGCAAGCGTCGCAAGCAGGCGCGTGCTGACCGGAAGTGGTGGCAGTACGTCGACCTGGAGCAGCCGCTGTACTACGTGGCGCGGATCCTGTTGGAGCAGGACCACAGGTTTCCGCCGCTGCTCGTCGCGTGGCCGCAGCTGGTGCTCGACGCGGTCGACGACCGGCTCACGCACGAGGGTTTCAAGCTCGCCGGCAAGGACTCACCGGACGACGACCTGGCGAAGATGTGGAAGAGCAGCGGTCTCAACGACACAGCGAACGAGGGCTACTACGCGGCCGCTGTCGGCGGTGAGTCGTACGTGATGGTCGGACCCGGGGACGGCCTGTATCCGCTGATGACGATCGAGTACGCCGACAAGGTCGCGGTGGAGATCGACCCGCGGACGCGGCAGCCGATCGCCGCGCTGCTGGTGTGGCAGGCGGACTCGACTCGCAAGGGTGACACGCTCGGCGCCTTGTACTTGCCCGGTGACGAGGACCGCGACGGCACGGTCATCGAGTTCGAGAACGGCAAGGTGGTCATCGGGCCGCGTGAGCTCGGCGCCTGGTCGCGGATCATCGCTGCCGACCCAACGCTGCCGTCGGTGCCGATCGCGCCGATGCGGAACCGGCCACGCCGCGGCTGTGGGCATTCGGACCTGATGGCGCTCAAGCCCGTCGTGGACGGCGCGAACCAGATCGCGACGAACATGATGGCGGCCGTCGAGCATCACGCGGTGCCGCGGAAGTGGGCCGTCGGTGTGTCCCAGAAGGACTTCGTCGACGAGAACGACAACCAGTTGCCCCTGTGGAAGGTGGCCACCGGTGACGTGTGGGCCGTACCGCATCCCAAAGCCGACCGGAACGCGCCGGACCGGCGGGTCGAGCTGGGCCAGTTCTCGGCGTCGGACCTGAGAAACTTCCACGAGTCCTTCAAGATGCTCGGTCAGATCGCTGCGTCGCTGTACGGTCTGCCGCCGAACTACATGGGGTACTCCAGCGACAACCCGCCCAGCGCCGAGTCCATCCTGTACAGCCTCGACCGGCTCATAAGGCGCACCGAACGCCGCCAGGACTGGAACGGCACCGCGCTGCAGCAGGGAGCCCGTATCGGCTGGGCGATCATGGAGAAGAACCCCGCCGACGTCATCGGGCTGGAGAGCCTGTGGCGGGACGCCGCGACCCCGACCCGCGCGTCGATGATGGACGCCGCGATCAAGGGCGTAACCGCCGGCATCATCGACGATGAGCAGTCGTGGGAAGACCTCGGCTACTCAGAGGAGACCAAGCGAGGCCTGAGAGCGCGGAAGGCGCGCCGCGGCCTGCAGACCGCGGCCGACCTGAACGCGTTCGACCAGATCCCGACCACGCTTCCCGGCCTGCCGGCGGCAACCGGTGCTCCCGTCCTCCGTAGCTGAAGTTGGCGTCCACTACGCCGCGCTGATCGAGGACCTGAAGGTGCAGGCGCTCGCAGAGCTGGAGCTGGCGCTGCGCCGCGGTCGCCGTTCCCCAGAGGCGTGGCGGGACGCTGTGCAGGCGATAGGGAACCGGCTGCTGGTGCTGCAGGTGACGGCAGCCATGTACGCGGACGCCTACCTGAACGACGTGTTGGACGTCCAGGAGGCCGACCCGGCCGCCGAGGCGCAGGTCAACCCGGGCGCGTTCTCGGACCTGACCGATGGCGGTGGGTCGTGGCTGCAAGGTCTGGTGTTCGGGCCGAACTCCGTGCGTCTACCTGGCGTCGACTGGTGGACGCGATTCCAGTTTGTCGCCAGTTCGATCGTCGTCACCGGCCTGAACGACGTGGCGCGTGGCGCGGTGCAGTCCGGCATGCAGGCCCGCCCGGTGGTGCAGGGTTACGTGCGGATGTTGCGAGGCACGTCGTGCGCGCGATGCGCGATCCTGGCGGGCCGCCGCTACCGATCCGCGGTCGCGTTCGATCGGCACAAGCGGTGCGACTGCGTGCACATCCCGGACGCTGAGGACACCGGCGACGACTGGACGACCGACCCGCACCGGTACTTCCGGTCGCTGTCCCGCGAGGACCAGGACCGTCTGTTCACAAAGGCCGGCGCCGAGGCGATCCGGCTCGGCGCCGACATGAACCAGGTGGTGAACGCCCGCTCCGGGGTCACTGTCGCGCAGGCCTTCGGCCAGCACGTTCAGGCCACCACCGTGGGAACCACGTCGCGAGGCCTCGCCGGCCAGCGACTGCAGGGCCGCATACCGCGGCTACTGCCAGATGAGATCTTCCTCCAGGCCGACCGGCTTGGTTGGGATCGCGCCGAGGTGCTGCGACAGCTCCGGCGCTTCGCATATGTGCTGTGACCCGCGACGGAGCACGGCACGACCCCCCGGATGGCCAGGTGCGCGATGCGCTGGTCTGACGCAAGAGGAACCCACGATGATCCGCAAGCGCTCCACGTTGTGTGCTCGGCTGCTCCGCGACGGTGAGCCGGGCGCCCTCCCCGCCAACGGCGGCGGTGGCGGCACGCCACCCGCCGGCAGCGCCCCGGCCAACACGCAGGGGCAGGAGGGCGGCGAGCAGCTCGGCGAAGGCGGCAAGGCCGCGATCGATCGCGAACGAGCTGCGGCGCGCGAGGCGAACCGGCTCAAGTCCGCGGCCGAACAGCGCGCGGAGGCGGCCGAGGCCGAGCTGGCGCAACTGCGCGAGGCGAACCAGTCCGAGGCGGAGAAGGCCACCGCGAAGGCGGTCAAGGACGCCACGGCCGCCGCTGTCGCGCAAGGCAACCAGCGGCTCGTCCGAGCGGAAGTGAAGGCCGCCGCGGCGGCCGCAGGGTTCCACGATGCGCGGGATGCCGCGCTGCTGCTGTCCGACAAGTTCGGCCAGATCAAGGTGGGCGACGACGGGCATGTCGACGAGAACGCCGTGAAGGCCATCGTCGAGGACCTCGCCAAGGAGAAGCCCCACCTGGTGAAGAAGCCCGGCGGGAACGGCGCGACGCCACTCCCCGGCCAGGGCACCACCGCCGGCACCACGCCGACCGGCAAGGCCGCCGGCCTCGCGGAGGCCCGCAAGCGGTTCGGCGACCCCGCAAAGACCACCACCTGATCACGGGAGAAAACCCATGACCGACATCTCGGTTCTCACCACGCCATACCAGGTGGAGAAGCGTGACTGGCTGCTGAGCCAGCACGGCACCGACCCTGGCACCACGCCGTCGATCACCCTCGACGTCAGCGCGTTCACCCCGAGCGTCCACTACCCGAACGGCTACATCCCGTCCGGCACAAACCTCGCGAAGATCACCGCGTCCGGTCTCTACGGCCCGTACACGGTGTCCAACGAGGTTCAGACCATCACCGAGGGCGGGAGCGGCCTGACGTCGTTCACGCTCA